GCCAGCGTACTGGCGGCATTGGCCTGATTCGCCGCAAACGTCGTATTAAATTCGTCTTGCTGCGTTTTCATGGCCGCGTTGTTCTGATCAATACGCGCCTGATCGGCGACCTTTTGCTGTGCGAGCGCGGCGTCGGCCGTGGCCTTCTGATCTGCTTGCGCTTTCACTTGTAGCGCCAAGGCATTCTCGCCTTCACGTTTCTGGTTATCGATTGCTACGCGCTGCGCATAGTTGGCCGCTGTAGCGTCCTGGTGGCTTGAAATTACGCCTACCGCCGCCACTGCTGCGGCTACCCATCCGAGTGACATTTAGGTACTCCTTTGCGATAAATCGGTCGTCACTAGCTGCGCCTCAAGCGTAGCGATGTCCGTTTCGGTTGTTGCGTGGATCGTGATCCACGTGCATGGTGTGATGGCGTGCCCGATCTTCTGTTCACCAGCCTGCGAAATGATCACGGCTGGTGCCTTGTAGCGGTCGACGCCTAAGTGTGTCATCACGTCGATCTCACCTTCAAGCAAGACGTTGATGTGGCCAGTCAGATGTATTTTTCCGACCAGCATCACGCCGGCAGGAATCACTACCTGACGTGCATAAAGGCCGTCAGCAAAGAAATGCGACGGCTCGAAAGGCACTTGCGGCAAGGCCGCGACGCCTTCACGAATCCGATCCATGACAGCGGTCACCGGTTCGCCCGGTTGCTGCGCAAGAATCTGCAAGGTGGCGCCAGGTAGTTGATCAATGGGTTGAAGGTTCACATGGCGGCCTATGTTCGTTTATCTCGGGTTATTTGTACGGATCGTACTCACCTCGTTGTCTAGCATGGGCACCCATGTCGTGCCTACGCGGCGCCACAGGCTGCGCAAACGTCAAGGCCAATGCGTCGCCAAGGTCAGGCGATCCCGAGTTCGGCAGGCGCCGTCTAATCTCGTCCTTGCTTTCCAGAGATATGCGGTTCGTGTTGTCGTAGCTGTATGTTGGCGTCGCCAGTTCAAGCTTGAGATTCATGTCGTTCGGGATTGATCCGCCGGCCCGTATCCAGTCAGCCAGTTCGTACCACATTTCAGTTCTGCGATTCACGTACAGCGGTTTGATGGCCTTGCCGCCAAAGTTCACCTCAATGACATCGTGTCCCATTTGTCGCAATCGATCAATCACGCCTGAACCGGCGCCGGCATCGATGAACACGGCATCCGGGTGCCAGGTGTCGATAACCCTCGCGACACGACTGGCCAGATCCATGTTATCGATACCGCGAAACACTTGCGGCGGTAAGGCGATCAAGCCTTGACGTTGGAAGATGACCGACCTATCCGCGCCAAAGCGCGCCGGATCGACGCCCAGTACCTTGGGTGCGTACTCGTTTGATCCGACCGGGTGTTCGCGGTGTGCTGCGGCCTCGGCATCGGTCAAACTCACCAGCTGATCGTCGCCAGCCGCCGCGAAGTCGCAAAGATACTCACGTGCAAAGACGTCCTCGGACATCGAAGTGCGAAGCCTGGCCACCTCGCCGGGGTCCAGTGCCTCGGTATCGTAGACCGTGTACAGCGCGCGGCCCCAATCCTTGAGCGAGCTGGCCGTGAAGAACAATTCAGAAAATAGGTTAATGCCTTTTGGCGTACCGATGAACCACGCCCAACCTAGCCGGTCCGAGAGCGCGGGCTGAATAATCTCTTCCCACACTTCGGGCTTCATCTGCGCCACTTCATCGAGAATCGCGCCATCGAGACGCACGCCGCGCATCGCGTCCGGGTTATCGGCGCCGAAGATCCGGATAATGGCGCCGTTATGCCGGAAGGTGATGCAGGAATCTGATTCGTTGATATCCACCATTGCCAAGGCCGTCAAGGGCGCCAGCATTTGCTTGAGCCGTGCCCAGGCGATAATCTTGGCTTGCTTGAGGAATGGCGCCACGTAAAAGTACATTGGCAAGTCGAGCTTATTTTTGAGCGCGGCATCGATCAGCTTCTTGAGGGCCAGCTCGGTCTTGCCCGCCCGCCGGTGCAACACCAGCACCAGAAACCTGGCTTGTATCTTGGCGCATGCTTTCTGCCAGACGCGAGGCGCGAAACCTAAACGTATCGGCTCAGTCATCGAACTCGCTCACGATGGTGATGTTCATGTTGCCTTGCACCTGGGCCGTCGAATTGATGCTTGATAGCCGTGGGTGCATGTAGGGCGCCGCCATCTTGGCCGCTTCGAAGCGATTCGCTTCGTGCATCGCCTTGGCCGATGGTTCCGCGTCCGGGCCTAGCTCGGTTCGCAGTATCGTTAGAAAATATTCCAAAGGTGTGAGACCTGATTCCAATTCTCGCGCCGCTATGGCCCGAGTCTTCTTTGTCAACGCTCCGGGTTTGCGACCAGAACCGGCTCGCTTACCACCTCGTTTGTCACCTTCTGCCACTTTGATACCTTTTGATTAAATAGGACTAATCAAAAGTTTGCGCGGTCAATCGGTCAGAACGGGCACCACGGCACGACGTACGCATTTCACGATCTTCGCTACGCCGCCCTTGCTGATCTCGAAAGCCGTGGCCAGCTCGCCATACGACCACCCTTCATCGTAGAGATTGCGAAGCCGGTCCACTTCCCCATCGGTCAGCTTTGCTTTCGGATGATTGTGCCCACACCTCAATTTGCCGCGCGCTCTCGTCATAATGCTTTTCTCGGTTCACTTGCAATAAATTACCTGTTAAGATGGCTTGTAAATATTTACCAGTTCGCTTTTTATTTTTATAAATTTGTGGCACACGTGGCACACCCCTAAAGGGTGTTGTGCCAGTTGTGCCAGATGCCCGGTGTCACACGCGGCACACGTTCCCGTTTGTGCCAGTTGTGCCAGCAATAAATTACCAGTTGCAAAATTTAACCAGTTGATTTTTAAGGATCGAACGATATGCGGACCGCGATTATTGCCCTGCTTTTTTGCTTTTGTTCGGCAGCATTGGCCCAACTCACGCCCACCCAAGGCGCCACGGCCGGCGATATGGCACTCGCCTGTACCCTTAAAAACGGTAAGGATGCCGAACAGGCGCGCTATCTTTATATGTGTTTGTTGCCTATAAAAGGATTCACGGATGGATACAAGCGCGGCGTGGCCAATGGTGTGCGAACCTCTTTCCTTAGTGACAGCGCCAACCTGGCCACGATCCAAGGCATCGACAATGCTCAAATTAGAACCGGCCTGGCCCGTAAAAAAGCGGAGTGCATGCCGCCGGTCGCCACGATTGAACAGATCGCCGAAGTGTTTGTACACTACATCGAAGCCCACCCAACCACGGCCGGCGCCGCTTACGCCACGCCCCTGGGTGATGCTATCGAAGGATATTTCTGCCCTCCCTAACATAAGGCCACCCTTCCGCCCGCTGTACTCAGTCGGCTAGAAGCGACCAGCGCCTCGATGGCACGCAAGACGACGAACTCACGCCGGTCACGCTTGCCGCTGCTCTCGTCGAAAGGCAATTGATTCACGGCCGCATTCACCAGCTCAGAGGTGTGCAGTTCGCCGGCCAGATCTAATAAATCTTGTGCGACACGTAACACGATTTTCTCGTTCGCGCCCTTCGGTTCCTTCTTACGCTCAGATCGCGGCACGGCGTCGGTATGTTCTAAGGTGCAAGAGGTGACAGCCTCGCCGTCCTCATCCTCTCCAATGGTGACGATGTTCAGCTTGAAGCCAAACTCGTCACCCTCGCCGGCGCCATCTTTCTGCTTATCGACAATCGCGGCCCGGTCATCACCCGCCCGGACAATCTCGATCTGCGCATCGGCAGCACCACGCAAACCCGACCAACCACGTGCGCCGCGACTAGCATCTTTGCCGCTGTGGTGCACTAAGGTGACCAGCGCGCCGGTATGCTTATGGATCGCTTTGCAATGGGCCAACACGCGGCCCATGTCGTCGCCGCTGTTCTCGTTACCTCCTGGCATAGTCTGGGCCAGCGTATCGATGATGATCATGTCCACCTTGCCAAACGTATGCAGCGCGGCCAGTAGATCCTTGACATCGGTTTTCTCTAACAGGTTCGGCGCGTCGGCAATGACACCAAGATCGAAGTCCGCCAGATCGATGCCATTGTGCTGCGCGAAAGCGTCAAGACGATTGCGGAAACCACCAGCACCCTCGGCGCAGACCATCACGACGCGGCCCTTCTTTACTTTCTTGCCACGCCACG